AATTATGGCCCAGTATATTCGAGCCTCTTTGTGGGTCAAGGAACGACTATCGCAGCTTGTCAGCAGCTCGCTTGCCAGTATTACCCGGGTATTCCAGAATGTGGCCAACCTGCAGCTCCTCAACCTCCTGCGTGTTCCGACAGGGTCGAATACCAATCTCTTGCGTGTGAGCCTAACCACAGCGGGTCAGTTAATCAAAGCCGTACTTATCAGTGTCAAAGCCAAAGCTATACAGATTGGGTCACATCTTCTAACAACTGTACGCCAAATCAGCCAAGCTGCACTTACAGTGTTCAAACAGAAGAAAGACAAGCTTGTGGAGTTAATCAAATCGGCTCCGTCACGTTTAAAAGAGAACAAAACTGTCCAGACCCTTATGGTTCGCCTGTTGACTCAGGCTGGTTCGAAATTAATAGGTCTTGTCAGCCAGCTCCAGCAACGTGCAATCCAAGTGTTCAAGAAAGGCCAGTAGCATGTCAGCAGGGGTTTGTGGGAACGATAACAGAACAACAGACAACGACTTGTCCTACACCTTACAGTCAGCCTGTAGTTTCTCCATGGACGGAAACATCGAACACATGCGAAAAGAGTCAAACCAATCCGACAAATATGACGAGTCCGGTAAACCCAGCGAGTCCAATAAGTGCACCTGCGACCCCGGAACCAATGCCACCTGCACCTGCACCGGAGCCGCCCCCGTTAGCAGAACCCCCTCCACCAGAAGCGCCGAGCACACCAGCTTCCCCTGCGCCCACTGCGGAGACCACGTCGGCAACACCGGCCTCATCCGTAAACACAAGTACTCCGTCCACCCAACAATCGCCGACCACGTCGAGCGGGACTACGCCGACTACATCGCAACCGCAAATGCAAGTGCCCAAGGGCAAGGAGCTAGTACCGGGGTTCGGGGTAGTGATGAGTCTAGAAATTTTAAACAAGCCGATGCAGATTCAGGAGATACAGTTGAACGACGCATTGGCATACCAGCAGGAGTTACCATATGAGCTTGGAAGAAATCAAGGAATCTTACTCGAACTACTCAGCGAAAACGCTATTAGTAGTTCTTTTTGGGATATTAGCGCCACTAGGTGGGACAGTCTACGTAGGCATAACGACCTACAACCGAGTTATAGCGGCGACTGAAGCCATTGAAGCAGCTAAACCATATGACGACGCTGAGCTAAGAGCGGAAGTAAATGCTTTAAAAGTGCAGTTAGCTGCCCAACAACAATCAGTAAATACGGTTAAAGATGGTATGGTTACTACATCTAACCAGCTTGTATCCATGCAAGAAAAGGTATCCAATGCTATCGGCACTGCTAACGAAGCTAAAGCAATTACTAACGGCAATGTGCGGGAAACCGCTGCATCTTTAATGGGTGTACGCGAAGAAATGAAAGCCACCCGCGAAGGCATTGAATCACAACTTAAAGCACTTAAACGTGCTACTTCTAACCCACTAGGAAATTAATTATGTTATCTATACTATCAGGTTTAATGGGCTTTGCTACAGCAGGTCTACCAAGCGTCTTAAGTTTCTTCCAGCAAAAGGGAGACCAAAAGCATGAACTAACTATGGCTCGTTTGCAGAACGAACGCGAACTTGCTATGGCTCAAGCGGGCTTTGCATCACAAGAAAAGATTGCTGCTATCGAATACGAAAGCACAGTAGTAGAAGCGCAAATCCGCGAGACAGAAGCCCTACATGCTCACGATACAGCAGTGGTATCCAAAGCCTCTCAATGGGTTATTAACTTCAATGCAGTTATTCGCCCTACTATCGCTATGATATTTGTTGGTGAGTTATGTGTTATTAACATAGTGTCATTGATTTGGGCAATAAACACGGGCGTAGATTGGTCTATTGCACTTAACCAAGTATTTAGTTCTGACGAAATGGCTATTACATTTACAATCATTGGGTTCTACTTTGGCACAGCTGGTTGGAATAAGAAGTAATGAAAGCTAGTAAAGAGTGCCTTAAAATGCTGGCTCACCACGAGGGGGTCAGGCAAAAGCCGTATAAATGCCCTGCTGGTTTGTGGACAGTGGGCGTTGGGCATTTGATTGGCGACGGTAAAACGTTACCTGACTCATGGAATAAAACTTTTACATTGGATGAAGTTTATGACATATTGGCTAAGGATGTCGCACGATTTGAACGAGGGGTTAGCAAATACATTACCATTACGCTTAGACAAAATGAATTTGACGCTCTTGTATCTTTTTCTTTTAATCTCGGTCTTGGTGTACTGCAGCGCTCAACCCTCCGGCAAGCGCTTAATCGCGGCGATAAAGAGGGTGCTATCACGAGCCTTCTCAAGTATAATAAAGCCGGCGGTAAAGTCTTAAAAGGGCTTGACAATCGCCGCAAAGACGAAGCTGCCTTGTTTAGGAAAGAATAACATGCCATTACAGAAACTAGAATTTCGACCGGGATTAAACCGCGAAGGTACCGACTATGCCAATGAAGGCGGTTGGTACGACGGCGACAAGATTAGGTTTCGTTCTGGTTTCCCTGAAAAGATTGGCGGTTGGTCTCGCCTATCTAATGATACATACTTAGGTGTTGCTCGTGCGTTGTGGAATTGGCAGGCACTTGATGGGTCAAATTACCTAGGCGCGGGTACTAATATTAAGTACTACATTGAAAAGGGCGGTCAATATAATGACATTACGCCGTTTAGTTTTATTAGTGCGGCGGGCGCCCCTGATTTTGCGGCTACTACTGGCTCAAGCACACTTACTGTAACAGATGGTTCTTATAACCCAAGTGTAGGGGATTATGTAGTATTTAGCGCGGCTGTCTCATTAGGTGGGAATATCACCGCAGCCGTACTAAACCAAGAATACTTAGTGCTTACTGTACCTTCATCTACTACTTATACAATTTCAGCAAGAAGTGCTACAACTGGGCTACCTGTACTTGCCAATTCTTCAGATGTTGGGGTTGGTGGTTCCGCCACTGTCGCATCTTATGAAGTGCCTATTGGAGCAAATGTATACACTACCGGGGTAGGATGGGGTGCGGGGCCTTGGAGTCGGGGTACTTGGGGCTCTGGATACACATCAGGTATAGGGCAACAGCTTCGATTATGGTCTAACGATAACTTTGGCCAAGACCTTGTTATCGCACCTCGTGGGGGTGGTATATATTACTGGAAAGCTTCATTAGGTGTTTCAACTCGTGCAGTGTCACTAAATACACTTTCTACTAATGAAGGGTATGCTGGAACCTATGTACCAAATACAACTAACCAAGTTGTAGCGTCCGCTATTCAGAAGTTCGTTATTGCTATGGGCGCTAACCCTTATCTTTCTGGAACTCCTAATACTACGTTTAACCCAATGCTTGTTCGTTGGTCAGACCAACTTAATCCATACGAATGGGTGCCGGCTATTACAAATCAGGCGGGTGAATTTGCATTGACTAGCGGTTCATTTATTGTAGGCGCTAGGGCTACTCGCCAAGAGATTTTAATCTGGACTGATTCCGCACTATACTCCATGCAGTACCTAGGTGCGCCTTACGTTTGGGGCTTTAACATCTTGATGGATAATATTTCTGTCATGTCACCTAGTGCAATGATAACTGTAAACAACGTAACCTACTGGATGGGTGGGGACAAGTTCTATATGTATTCTGGTCGTGTGGAAACTCTGCCATGTGCTTTACGTCAGTATGTATTTAATGACATTAATAAAGACCAATCCTTCCAAGTGTTCGCCGGTGGTAATGAGGGGTACAACGAAGTCTGGTGGTTCTATGTAAGTAACTCAAGTGGTGGTACTACGATTGATAAGTATGTTATTTATAACTACGTCGACCGTGTTTGGTATTATGGTTCTATGGCTCGCAGTGCTTGGCTAGATTCAGGCATTCGTCAATACCCTATGGCAGCGGATTATAATAACCGGATTCTTTACCACGAGTCATCTGTTGATGATAATGCAGGGGATACTAGCTTACCTATTAATGCCTATATACAGTCGTCTGACTTTGATATTGGGGACGGGCATAATTTTGGTTTTGTGTGGCGCATACTGCCAGATGTAAACTTTAACGGCTCTAATGTAAATGGTCCATCTGTAACAATGACTGTTAAACCGCGTGTCAACTCAGGGTCTCCTTACGGTGCGGCTAATAACCCGTTAGTACGAAGTGCTGATAACTACACTACAGGTCAGGTATACAATGTGCAGGAATTTACAGGTCAAGTATACACAAGGCTTCGAGGGCGCCAAATGGCGTTTAGGATTGAGTCAGATACCCTTGGTGTGTCATGGCAGCTGGGTATGCCTCGTATTGATATTAGACCAGATGGGCGTAGATAATGGCATATAACACCCCTTTAAAGAATACGCAGTTAGTTCCGCCAAAAGCACCTAACTTACCTATTGCCCCAGTTGAGTACAGCCAGCAGTATGTAGACCAATTAACCAATGCATTACGACTTTACTTTGGGCAATTAGATAACATAACACAGGGGC